ATATCAAAGAAGGGAGAGAACTTGACCTATGATTTGGCTAAGATGTATCAAGAGGAAGCCTACATGCAAACTCAAGCGTTAACCTGCATACTTATACTTAATGAGAAAAAGAAGAAGGAACAACTATTAGATATGAATCATAAAATATCTAAGATGATTAATGATGGTGAGGATGTCTTTGAGATAGTTGATTTTGTCGAACAAGAGGTTGGCAAGATAGGTAATGTTAGTAAGGACAATATAGTAGATGTTTCTCAGCAACTCAATGGACTTATGAAAAGCATTGAGTATAAAATGAACAATGAGGGTCTAAATGGAATAACAACAGGTTTTGAAAGCCTTGATAAATTTACAGGTGGATGGCAAGAGACTGACCTAGTCATCGTGGGGGGTGCTAGCTCAATGGGGAAAACTTCTCTTGCCCTTGCCTTTGCATTTAATAGTGCATTCTATGGTAAAACACCTACCTGCTTATTCTCTTATGAGATGAGTTCACAACAGCTACTGAGCAGGCTTGTATCATCTGACTCAGGAATAGATAATAAATGGATAATGAAAGGAACATTAGACCAAACAGAATTAAGTAAAATATATGAAAGTGTAGGAAGAATAGAAAGAGTACCCCTGTATGTTGATGAATGCTCCTCCTCCTCTCTAAAACATCTTCTTAACAGGATAAGACAATACGTTATAACCAAGAAGGTGAAGTTATTTATGGTTGACTACCTACAACTAGTATCTAACGATAAAAAAGGGAGGAGCAGAGAGCAGGAAGTTTCTGAGGTTGCTAGAGCACTAAAGAATATAGCAAAAGAACTTAATGTAACTATTATTGCTCTATCCCAACTGAACAGAGGTGTAGGTCAAAGGTCTGAAAGTAGACCAACTATAGCTGACCTAAGAGAGTCAGGAGAAATAGAACAAGCAGCAGATGTTGTGGTCTTGGTTTATAGACCAGAGTATTATGGTATAACGCAGGATGATAAAGGAAATAGCACAGAAGGATTGGCAGAAATTATATTTGCTAAAGGTAGGAATATTGGAACAGGCGTTCTGGGATTGAAATTTCAGAGGGAGTTAACTAAGTTTCATGAAATACAAGAGTAAAAAAAAGAAAAAGGAAGATATGATAAGGGGCAAGCATGCTGAAAAAGAGTATGCTAAACTCTATAAGAATGTAAGGCTCCCAACAGAAGAAGAAGATTGCAGTGAGCATTGGGATTTAGAAATAAATGGAGTTAAGATAGATGTTAAAGCAATTAAAAAAAACGATGAGAACATACATTTTGTTGAGTTTAAGAATGTTTTAGGTAAAAGGGGATGGCTCTATGGTGAGGCAGATGGTTTTGCCTTTGAGACAGAAGATTATTGGATAGAGGTTAAAAAAGATGACTTACAAGAGTTTGTTCACGACAAATGTATAGACAAGGTTAAAGGTTGGGATTTCTACGAGATGGCAACCAGGCCAGGGGCTAAAGATTTATTTACAAAAATTAAAACAATAGACTTATGTTATATAGGGAAGATGAAGAAGAAGGTATAATTTGTTCAATATGTAGGAAGGAATTGCTATGGAACTCTGACTTTGATTATGATGATTATGGTTTGGAGGGTGATGGAATTGTGGGCCACTACACTTGCAGAAATAAAATGTGTCACGTAGAGGATATACAGATATTTACAAAATGAGAAAACAAATATGGCACATTGAACTTGAGTACGAATGGAACACTTGGAGAATGGTGAAGGGTGTTAGAAAAGACACGCAAAAAAAGAATAAAGAAACATACGTTACTGCTGCAATTGGAGACACTTTAAAAGAATTAAATGACAATGAGTTTTTAATATCTAGAATGAAAAGAATAGTAAAGTCAACGCAAAATGTTGATGTTAAAATAACTGGATGGAAATGGAGAGAGAAATGTGGAATGAGCAATGATGTACATTAAAATAAGGGTGCCTGTGTGAGGTTTTTAGATTTGGTCATCACCAACCTCAAATTGTGTTCTTTGACAGGTGCCCTTATATTAACTGAGTATTAATTAATATATATATTATGTGTTATACAACAATTAAAATACATGCAGAGCAGTTGGCAGGAAGGCTAGCTCAAAAGAAAATAGAAAAAAAATATGAAGCTATGGGGTTTTCACCTTACGAGGAAACTTATGATAATTACGTGGGTGCAAAATATACAGAAGACGCTGAGAAAGATTACAATAAACACTACGACTATTTCTTAGAAATAATACTGAGTAAAAGTATTAGTGTAAAAAAACCAGAGGAAGTTTCTCTGGACGAGTAGTTAATTTATTACTAATTTAATTTAATTTATTATGAAGAAAGCATTTTTTTTCGTGTTTATACTCTTGTCGTTTCAAGGGTTTGCACAAGTTAAGACTGGAGTTTACAGTGTAAATGAAACTGTTAATTTTGACTGGTCAGAGGGGGAGGAAATTAATTCCTACATTTCTGAAGGCTCAAGGTTAATGCACATAACTGATTGGGGATTTAGAATATATAGAAAACATAAAGATACAGGGAATAGTTTTCCTGCTATATATATAGGTCTTGATTCAGATGGCTATCATTGTTATGCTGTTCCATTTGGGGACAGGTTGGAAGTGAGTGGAGATATGGCTGTTTTGTTTTATAATTTCAACAATGAAACAGGCTGGTATAAAAGCTCCACAGAATGGCGTGGTTTGGAATATATTTCTAATGTTCCTATATTAGACTATGAAAAATAGGAAGACTAGAGGTAGGGTAAAGAATGTTCAGATTACTAAGATTGATGGTATAGAATTTAGGTCTAGACTTGAAGCCTTTACCTACTCAGAACTAAAAAAAGAAGGTATAAAATTTGACTACGAAAAGGAAAAATTTATACTGATGGACAAGTTTAGGTATGAAGGTGTTAGTATAGAGAAAAGAAAGAAGAAAGGTAAGTTGGTGTTTGACCAGGCCTTGACTGGTATCAGGTCCACAACCTACTTACCTGACTTCACAAACCTGAAGGATGGATGGATAATAGAGGTGAAGGGAATGAAGACAGATGTTTTTAATTTAAAATGGAAACTTTTTAAACAATACCTTGTAAAAAACAACTTAAATTACGAACTTTACATGCCTGGAAGTAAAAAACAAATACTTCAATGTATTGATATGATAAAGGAGAAACTTAAAATATCAGAGGCAGATAAAAAAAGGATAGCTAAAATGACAAGAAGAGATTCTGAAATTGAGGCTAAGAATAATGGAATGGACTTAAGGTCTAAGCCATATAAAAATAAAAAGAAATACTCACGCAAAACAAAACATGATGCTAGGAGGACTATTTAAATCACTAATTGGTAATGCTTCAAATATTATTGATGAGGTGGTAACAACAGAGGAGGAGAAATTATCTCTGAAACTGCAGATGAAAACAATGATTGAGAATGCGAAAGCTAGTGCTCAAGAACAGGTAACGAGAAGGTGGGAAGCTGACGCTAAAGCTGGATGGTTACCAGCAAATATAAGACCACTAACATTAATATTTTTAACATTCGTGTTTGTGGTTATATCAGTGTTTGATGGGAATCTTGGTGAGTTTTCAATTTCACCAGCATACGTCCCAATTTATCAAACTTTGCTACTTTGCGTGTATTCAGCCTATTTCGCTGGTCGTTCCATCGAGAAGGTAAAAATTAACAATAAAATTAAAGAAAATGGAAACAATAAAAATTGAAGAAAAAGAACTAAAAGAAATAAAAGACTTAAGAGCAGAAAACAGTAGAATGACATTTGATTTTGGAAGAATCAAAATGGACATCATACTTGTTAAAGCTAGGTTAACAGAACTTGAAAAACTAGAAAACGATATGACAGCCAAGTTTAAAGGCAATCAATCTAAAGAAGCTAAACTTACAGAAAAACTAAAGAAGAAATATGGAGATGGTACAATTAATTTAGAGGAGGGTGTGTTTACACCAATTGAAAAAACTGATGGGAAAAGCTAATGCGAAAAAGAAAGCGTGGAGAGAAAAACTAACAATGCTTAATACTCTCAGAAAAAAAATAAAAAGAGCAAGGTTTGAATCTAAGGTTAGTGAGCTTCAGGCTAAAGTAAATTCTATAAAGTCTAGAGTTTAGTATTCAATCGTAATAAAAAAAACAAATAACCCAAAGTAAAAGTGTACTTCAT